AAACTGCTTGTCATGCAAGAGTGGCAGGAACTTACTTTCGGTCAGACCTTTATATCGCATGAATGGTTTGAGTCCATCATACTGTGAAGCATCAGTAGAAGACCCGTAGAGAGAGGTTGTCTCAAACAGGGCAATATCCTTCTCAAACACTTCATTCAAGGTCTCACGGGCAAAGTGAGAGCAGCAAAGAAGTGCCAATAGTTTACCACCAAGGTAGTTGTAACCAAATGGTTGAGAAGGAACAATTACAAATCCCATCGCTGCATGGCGATTAAAGATAGAAAGATTTGGTGCTTTACCTAACCAAATGTTCCTTGGTTTTGAATTGATCGTAGGAGATCCAAACCGAATAAATCCAATTACTTTCTTAGTGTTCTTTTCAAACACCATCCACCTTAGTTCACGACCAGGGATATTGGATTCATTGTTGTGGGAAGAAACTGCCTTCAACAAGTTACCATAATGCTCATGAGGAACTGCATTCTGAAAACGGTTGCCTACGAACTTAATGTCAAACTCCATATCCTGAGGATGAATATCTTCATTAAAGAACTCATCTTCAAGAGACACCAAAGAAGGAGAAGAATCAATGACTTCCTTCTTCACAAACCTAAGGTAGTCTTCAATATTAGTAAAGTGAGAAAAGTAGTTTATAAATTCATCCGCTGCCCACCTAGCAACTTCTTCAGATACAATCATTTAAAATTACACTCAACCATGATTTCAGTCATCGCCGCCAAAAGATTAATTTCCTGGTCGGCAACAAATGCTGACTGATACTGATACTTAGCAACAATGAGCACAGCAGCAGCAATGCTAGGACCATCCAGAACTTCGTAAAGAGCATCATAAGCACGACGCAATAGTACATTAGGATCATTGTCTAAATTAGAAACGATCCACTTACGTACTTCGGGGAAGTTCTTTTCCTTAAGGTTTTTAACGAGATCATTTACGGCAACATCAGAAAACGATGCAAGGATACCAGAGTCAATCTTTCCGCTGACGGAATATCGCTGACACTCATTCAGGACACGACGCCAATCAGGGAAGTGCTTATTGATAAGTTCTACCAGGACCTTGTTATCATATTCAATACCTTCTGCATCCAGGATTTGTTGGATACGTTGGAAGAAACTCTGTGCAATCTTTGCTCGCTCCTTTCCCTTGACTCCAAACTCAACAACGGCACAACGGGAATGGAGGGGTTCAAGAATCTTGTTCTTGTAGTTGCAGGTGAAGATGAATCGGCAGTTGCCAGCAAACTCCTCAATAAACGCCCGTAAGCAGAGTTGTACATCGTTGGACGTGTTATCTGCCTCATCAATGATGATGACTTTGTGCTTAGCAGTTGAGGCAAGCGAGACGGTCGAAGCGAAGTTCTTCGCATTGTTTCGGACAGTATCAAGGAATCTACCTTCATCGGATCCATTGATGACATAATAGTCTACTCCAAGTTCGTTACAGAGTGCCTTTGCAACAGTAGTCTTACCAATACCAGGAGGTCCAGCAAGAAGCATATTGGGAATTTCTCCCTTATTTAGAAAGTCCCGAAACATAGTCTTTGTAGTTTCAGGAAGAATGCACTCTTCAATAGTCTTCGGGCGATATTTCTCAACCCAAATAAAATTACTCATAATCAAATCCAATCAGGTTTACGTTGGGGCATACGAAGATAGTTGTCTTTCACCCAAGGTTTGGATGCGATGTACATCTTGTATGCGTCAAAGGTAGAAATACTAGTATCAAACTTGTATTCCTCAGGCATTGCCCGTGCGAAAGGAGTAACTTCTGTCAGTTTACCTTTAGGAAAAAGGTAATAGGCATGAGTCAGTGTCCCTTCACATGAGTGGGTCTTATTATAGCGCAAAGTATACTCTTGGCACAAGTTCAATCCCCATTTGATAAGCCAATAGGCATTGTCCACCGTTTCCGCCGCCCATTTGGTGCATGGGTGGTTTCGGAATGCCCCCTTTTCTGTCTTGTAGGCAGTGCCGTTTTGCTTGGGAAGAATGCCGTAATCGTGATACCAAGGAGAAGCAACAATGCTAAGCATCTGGCAGCACTCAAGCGGCATTTTGACAATGTGCTTGTCAGGAAGGACGATAGCACTTTCAGCAGGGAATGGATCGGTGACAAAAATATTCATTCCAAAGGTCTGGTAAATTCGTTAGAAACAATATTAGATGCATGAAGCATCTGTTTCATGTATTCTACACCTGCTTGTGGTTTTGTGTGATCTCCACAGGTAAAAACGTCACAAACTGCCATACCCAATTCTGGCCAGGTATGAATGCTGATATGTGATTCAGCAAGCATAGCAACACAAGTTACACCTTGGGGATCAAACTTGTGTGAATTAAGTGCCAGCAAAGTAGACTGACACTTGACACTAGCATGATATACCAAATCTCTAACGTACTTCTCATCATCAAGAAGAACCATAGAGCACCCCTTAAGGGTGAACAGGATGTGTCTCATCAACCAAAACTGGAATCAGGTTCCAGAGCGATATAGTAAGTTAGGTTGTAGTTTTTGCTCACAAAACGGGAGAGAAGTTTCTCAGAAATTACAACTTCATAAGTCCCAGGAAGAATTTTGATATTCTCAACCTTGAAGTTAAAGCAGAACTCAGCATCAGTTTCGCCAACAGTGATGGAATATTCGTTAGAAGTATCGTTCTTCTTATCCCGAACAACCAACTTAACTACACCTGCTTCACCAACAGCACAGAGATCAGGAAGTTGATAAACAGCAGATGCTTTCAGAAGAGAAGCAAGTTGATTACTGTCAAGATTAAAACAAACATCTTGAGTGGGAAGAGAAATAGATTTCTCAGGAGGACTCACGATGACACTGGGATCAGCAAAGAAGTATTTCGTCTTACGATCTTTTCCTTCCCGAATCATCAGATTGGAATCATTAGAAAATTCAATCTGGGGATTATCATAAAGAGAAATACCATTCAGAAACTGAACCAGATCATAGATGGCAAAGTCACGAGGGAACTCTTCTTCAACTTCTACCTCTGCAAGAATGTTCTTCATTACAGACATAGTACGAATCGTATTGCCCTTCTTGAAAAGAATTGACTGATTGATAGAAGCAAAGTTCTTAAGAAGGTTGAGAGTTTTTTCAGAGAATTTCATTGGGTTCCTAGTTTTCATTGATTGTAAGTTTCACGGACAGCGTTCTTGTCGTTGAAGTTCATCAGAAGAACAGCATAGTGCATGATCTTCATAATGTCACGTCGTGCAGTACCTTTCTTATCATAACGGGAAGCATACTTGAGAATATTACTGCGACAAAATGCCTCACCATCGCCACACGCTTCAATCAGGTCAAGCGTTTGAATCTTTTGGTCACCAGCAGAATAATGCTGGGTGTAAGTGCCACGGATGTATTCAAGAAGTTCTTTTACAATTGCTTCTTCATTATACTTCCAAGGAGTTGCAGGAGAGTTAGGAATCACGTTATCAAGTGTAGTATCAACATAAAAAGTGTTTTCGTCCATTTTTAGTTCATCGTAAAGTAAAGACCAGGAATTAACCATAACAGAAAAGGAAATCATTGACTAGTGATTCTGCCTTTTCCTTTCCAAACTTGCTGGAAAGATATCCACTCACAGGATCCAACTTTTTCATGTATTTGTCAAAATCACTGTAGGTTTGTTTGGCGGAAGTTCCACTAGGTTTCTCCAATTCTAACATGCATTTGTACGCTTGTAAATAGGATCGGAAATCATCAAGGTAATTGTCAACTTCCGACATTGTACATTTGCGAATGAAAACATTTTCGGAGAAATGATTTCCAGGTTCAAAGAATCGGAAGGAACCATCTGCCTTTGGAAGATCTGGATGGGAGAACAAATAGTTTTCCACTGGATGTTGAAAGTCAAAGACAATAATTACTTTCTTATCAAAGAATCCCATTAGATCCATTCCGAAACAGGGTAGATTCTCACCCGTTTTTGGATAGATGATGTTATTGTAGATGCAGGACTTGTTGTCCCAGATCTCAACTTCCCTGGACTTGAGAATATATTTGTTGTTGTAAATCTTGGCAGAAAGGGAAGTTCCTTTGCCCTCCCAGTCTGCCCAGTCACAGATGTTCTCAAAGTCAGGGAAGATTTCCCATAGTACCTTCTTGTACTCCGTCCACAGGGAGTTGGAAGTCGGCGTCAACTTTGTCATAGAGTTCAATGAAAGATTGTTTGG